GGTTAAGATGCTGTTTGACATTTCAAAAGTCCTTTAAAAATTAGCGATTTTGCGCTTCCCACTTTTTCCGTTGTCGTGCACGTTCGGCTTCAATCCACTGTGAGTCAGTCATGGTCTTCGACGAACGAGGATCAGTTGTGTCATACACAGGAGTTGTAGCACCACGGGCAGTCACCGGACTAATTGGTGCTGGCGCAGACGAAGTTTTCTTTACAGGAGGATTAGAAGCGATTTTTACTTCAATCTTCCCGATTTCTTTTGCTTGCAGATAGGGCGACAACTTGGCAATTCGCTCGGCCTCTTTGGGGTTTGTTCCAAGGTAGTACGCTACATCAGGACCAACATCCGAAGATTGGATCGACTCAAGCATGACGTTGGTGATGGGCAGGTTTGGGTTACGGGTGACTTGGTCAAAATCATCGTATTTGTCCCGGGCCTTTTCTTCACTTTCCTCATACATGGCAAGAGTTTTACGATATTCCTCTTGTTGCTTTCGTTGTGCAACCAAGTGCTCGGCTTTGACAGTTGCCAATGCGTCAGCATAGGCTTCATCAGAATCGAATTGGTCACGCGACGGTGCACCTTGAGGCATCGATTGCAGTGTCTGGGTTTCCCTCAGACGGGACTGCTGCTCTCGTTCCCATTTACGTTGCTCTCTCTCAAGCCGTTTACCAATAGCTGCATCGAGTTCTTCCTGCGTGAATACCTTCGACGCTGGTTGTTCCCCTTGCTCACCATCAGCAGTGACTTCCGGCGCAATCTCAGCAGCATATGGAGTGGCCGTCACTTCCGATACTGGCGCGGGTGCTACTTCCGCTAAGTTTTGGACTTCATCAGTCATGTTTTCCGAATCCTTAGATTCCTCGGTCTACCGGGCCGATACGGTTTTTTGAATCTTACAGCAGATTACTCTGGCTGTGCATTTTCTTGTTGAGCAGCAACATATGCTGCAATTACCTCAGCGGTGTGGATAGACGCGGCAATTGCTTGCACCTTGGCATCTTCACCACTTACATCATCACCGGGCGCGACAACGTGGCGGTGAAATTGGCTGCTAATCTCGATGCCATTTTCTTTGATGGCAGTCTTGGTACGAACTTGAATTGATCCGTTTTCAATGACTTCGATCAGATCAACGGAAATGGTTTTTTCAAAAGACATAATGTTTCCTTTTAGCAGTCGATTGCGTTTTCAAAACCTTCAACAGACTTAAGACTGTTGTAGGCCTGATTGATGAAATTTCCACCATCAAGTGACGGTGTGAATTTGTGCTTGTAAACATCAAAAGCATCAGCACTTTCTGATGCTGATTTTGCATTTGCGTACAAGCCAAAATTTGCAAACATTTCAGACTTGCCGCCATTGATGCTGTCAAGGCGCATATACGCGCTTTCAACATCTAGGCCAAATCTTGATTTGTATTTTATCGTGATTGCCATTTTGTTCTCCTAATTTCAGTTTTGGTTGTACAGCGGTGCTGCGTAAGAGTTGTTCATCACAAAGAACGTGCCTACCCAAGATGCGGCAGTTGCGTTTAACGCCCAAGTGATGTTGGATGTATATACTCGGTCTGCAAGGTACTGAGCGTATTGCAACGTGTTGCCTTTGTATGCCTTTAAGTAGCAAGACAAGTTTTTCTGCCCGCCGCTGAGGAAAACGTAATACACCAACTCAAACGCCCAACTTTCAGTTGTCAATCCAGTGATTGTGTACAGAGTGCGATCTCCAGATTCAATCAACGCAAGGTCTTTGGTCAATCCACCAGAAACACCGCCAACAAAAATACTGAACGTGTCACCAATTTCAAACTCGTTCGGTGGCAAAAGAAACAAGTCATAAGTTCCGTTAGCTGTGACTGACACCTTGGCTTTGGTTGCAAGTACGTAATCACCCTTGCCACGATAAACCGTGTTTTGGTATCCAGCATCAGCCAACTTACCAGTTTCAAAAATTGTGTTTGTTCCTGAACCAGCAGTAAGAGTTACAGCAGTGTTTGTGCTGTAAGCGCCAGTTAATGCGTTTTGCAGCAGCAGGTGATCGACTTGAGATGAGGTAAGCAATGCAGAAAAGGCTTGGTTGCCTGTGTACAAAGACTCGTCAACGTAGTTAACCACAGTGCTGATGCTTGACTCGTTGTAATAGCCCGCCATACAAATGCGGTTGTTGCCGCTGCCTTCCATAAGAAGGTTTTTCCAAGTATTACGACTGGCCGCAATAGACCCATTCATTTTCACCAGACGGGTATTGTCGGCATACATACCACCGTAGATGTTTTCAAACGTCGAATAAAGTGCAGCAGCACCATCAAAATAAATTACCGCACCACCGTCTTGATTTCCGTAAAAAAGGATGTTCCTCATTACGAAGTTGTCAAAGTTTGTTGTTGCGGCAGCAGCAGCGTACTGAAACCAATACTTGCAGCCATACGACCTATCAAAACACTGCGTGAACGTGAAGTTTGATGGGTTGCGAAGTGGTGTGTTGTTGTTGCTGTAGTAAAAATCCGCAGGAGCAACTGCTGCGTTGTTGTTGATGCGGTTAAATACTTGGCTTGTCCAAGCACCTCCGTCAATCCAAATTAAACCAACAGACGCAGACCCTGTTCCAAAGGTAAGGTTTTCCCATACGCCGCCCTTTTTAAAAGTGGCGCTGGTGTTTTGCATCTTAAAAGCGTACTGAGCACCAGACGCAAGATTAATGATGCTATCGCCAAAATTAAAAGATACGCTTTCTTTGTCAATGACATTAATGTCTTTTAACAAATACGTTCCTTTGGGAAAGTCAATCTGACCTCCAGAAGACGGAAGCGCGTTTACTGCGGCTTGTACAGCAGACGACGAAGCCGTGGCCCCATTCAAGTCTGCGCCAAAATCCAAGACGTTCAACGGCGCACCGTTGATCATCGAATAACTTACCTTGGTTAAAGCCATATTACCCTCACACTCGGTATGTTGCAGAGAAATTAAGAATGTTCACGTTGTAACCTGTATTGGCTTCGGCAAACCCCATGTTTGCTGGCGCGCCATTTGCTAACGCCCGATAACGAAGCGTAACTCTTGTTGTGTTCCCCGAAACAAGACCAGTGCTAGGTTGATTTACGTTGAATGATGCAGCGTCCCCAATGTTTGCAACAGAATCAGAAAATGGGACGTTTGCGGCGGTAAACGGTAGCCCACCAATGCAGAGATCGCCAGCAGCAGCGCCAACGGTAATTGCAGTCGTTCTCATGCTACCTTGGACGGTAACAAGGTTTCCGACCTTGGTGTATCGGCCTTCAACTGCGCCACCAAAATAACTGACAGACGTAAAGTTGGTCGTTGACGCAATAAGTGTTGGCGTCCAAGAGCCTTCCTCATAATCAGCAAACAACTCGCTTGTGCCTGTGCCCGGTGTGGCAGAAAAGTCAACGCCTTGACCATTTGCCACAATAAGGTTGCCTGTGGTCAAAGTGACTTGAGTGGCGCTGATTGCACGGCCTGCGGTCAAATCTGAAACTGCAACTTTAACCGTTGCGCCGCCTTGAACAATCGGCAATACCTCTGTACCAGCAAGCGGGGTGGTTGCGCTAGTTAACGCGGAGATTTTCTTGTCTGCCATGATGTATTCCTATCAGTTAAACATTACTTCAATTTTGGAAGTAACAGGAGGTGCTTCAGAAAATGTAAGGGTCGTGCCGCTAACAGAATATGTGTTTTTATTTTGATACACGCCATTGATATACACAAACGTGTAATTCTCACCAAAAGACGCAGCCGATAATGTAAACACTGTTGTTGTACCGTCACCCGTAAAATTTTGCGGTATGAATGAAGCAGCACCAATACCAGAGATATTGTCGTAAGTTGCAATCAAAACATCATTTGCATCTTTCAATACAAATTTATATTGTGCAGACGTAACCCAAATTTCACCGCCGTTAGGTACACGGCCAGCAGAATCTAGGACAACTGGATTTGTTCGGGCTACATTGCCCGCGCTGGTGGTGTATGTGGCTAATGGTGTAGTTGTGCCAGCAGCGTAGGCGTACAACTTGCCACCATTTAACGGAACACCATTGTTGTCAAAAAATTGGGCCGCTACACCGCCCACTGGAGAAAGGTATACGACGGCCATTTAGGTCACTCCAAAAGAATTTGTCCACCGTCCTCTTGGACGAGGTTGTCGCCAGATTCGGTGAGAAGGTTACCCACCGAAGCGCCGCTATCGCGTGTACCTGAAAACAGCGTGACAATGCCACCTAGGCCAAGACCTACAGCATTGCGAAGGGCTACACCGAAACTCATTGTTTGTTGATTGGTTTGCAGTATGCGGTACCGTCTGCGCTGCCAATTCGCAACACGCTGACGCGCCAAGGTGCGCCGCTTGTACTTAGGGTCAAGACAAACGGGATAGGTGTGTACGCGGGGATTGGTGTGCTGGCGCTGGTAGCCACGGCACCCACACCCACTTCAACGTAGCAGGGCACATCGCACCATACCAGCACGCCTTGCGGTCCAGCGCCCCATGCGGTCGTGTTACCAGCAGTAGCCCCGGCCGTTGCGGTGTATGCGGGGTAATCCGCCTTGCTCATTGGGTTGAGAAGTTCCATCATGTGTCCTTACGCTAAAAAGCGGAGTTTATAGAGCGTGCGAAGATAAATTTCAACGATATTATCTATCAGTTGTTGCAACGAAGTATCCGATTTATCGCACACCTCATAACGCATTTTCTCGATGTCGGCCAACGACTCTTCCAAGAATTCCGTAATGTTGCCAGTTTTCTTGGCAGACATCAAGCTGATGGGGCCAATTAAACCATGACGACCTTGATACGTTTCGGCAAAATCGTCAGTTGCATCAATAAGACGGTCGTAAAAAATATTCAGCGCGGTGTGCTTGGAGAAGCTGCGCGTGTTTAAGTGCACCGAGTGCGCCACATCTCGGGCAAGGAACAAAGTCCCTACAAAATCTGCTGCGGTGCTCATTGAGGCATACCTTCCATTGGTTGTGCTGGCATCTCGGGTTGCATTTCACCCATCTCAGGCATAGTAGGATTCTCGCGCATTCCGGGCGGTCCTGCAACAATGTCACCAGTGTCCATTGCTGCGTGTAGTGTGCCCATTACGATGTCCTGAATCTGCTCTGGCGTCATACCAGCCTGAACTGCTTTGAGGCGGTTCGTTTCGGCATTGTATGCGTCCACTTGAGCCTTGTATTCCTTGACCTCGATGTCGCGGGCCTCGAACGACTGCTGCACGTTTTGGAGCATGCCGTGCATTTGTTGCAGTTCTTGGTTCATTGCCTCCATCTGCTGCTTGGCGGCTGCCAACGCTGGATTGTCTTCGTCGTCGCCAATGATCTTCGGATCGATGGTCTTGGCAAAACGCTTGGCCATCTCTTGAGCGCCCGGCCAGTCCATGTTCTTGACAAACAAGTCGCCCGCCACTTGCCACAACTGTGGGTTGCCTTGCAGCAACTGAGCCATTGCCTCCAAAGCCTCTTGGCGCTTGGTGGCGTAACCGGGACCAGTGATGACCTGAACGTCGTACTTGCCCACGGACGGATTGTAAATCTTGTCGATCACAACACCCTGCTCGTTGACAATCTTCTTGACTGCCTCGGGCTGCTGTGGGTTCATTTTGGCAGTGGTGGACTCACCATCTTCACCAATGATGCGGGCCACACGCTGCGTGTCGTAGATTTTGGGGATCAAGTCAACCAGTTGACGGCCAACATAACGAATCATGCGGGCGTAGTTGTCAACGTAGTGGTAGGTGCCGATGTCGGATTCTTTTTGACGGGCCAAAATGGCTTTGCCGGAACGCTCATTTGAGGTCATGCCCAGCGCAGCGTTGTACTGGCCAGTCGATGATTTGATGTCGTCAGACGCGCCAGCTTTGGCCTGTAGGAGGCCCGAGGAGGCCATTGGAGGCTGTGCACGCTGTGGCAGTGGGAGAACTGCACCTTGGCCGTCTGTAACGTCTGGATTGACCTCCAAATACGGCCAGTTGGTCGTGTTGGCAGTCTTCCATTGCTGTTCGTAGCCTTCAAACTGACCACCGTAGCCGATAAACGGTGCTTTGGGGGCCAGCGCCAGCATTTCGGCTTCCTGCGACACCCAGTAGTTGTACATGCGTTGGGCATCTTTGGCGTTTCGGACCAAACCGGACACGTATAAACGACCCTCCACCTCGAATTCGTTGCCAACGCAGCGAATCACGGGAATGTGCATGCCCGCCCAATCCTGGCGCTCAAGCACTTCGTAGCCGTTGATTTTGAGCCATTTGACCTTGCAACGCTCGGATGTGCGGCTCTTAATCGGTGACCCAAACTGCATTTTCAGCACTTTGTCTTCGGGTGTGCCCTCAAATGCAGCCACGTTGCCGGGGTACAAGTTCAGCTTTTCGTTGGTGTACTCTTTGTAGAAGTATTCTGCGATGCGGACTGTGTCTTCGTTGAGCCACTGGGAGATTTCTTGGTCACCGACACCCAAAGTTTGCAATGTGCTGAGTGGGGCCGAGTTGGGGTACAGGCGTTGGTACTCTGAGCGCGGCAAATCTTCGGTCACAAAACACCATTGAGCGTCTGCACCGCAAGGGTCTTGGATCAGTGGGTCCATGTAAACGCTGAAACTGTTGCGAATACGGCCAATTTTGATGTCTTGGTCGAATGATTTTTCGTCGCAATACTCGGTCAGGATGCGGACGTAGCCTTCACCGTAGGTGACTTGGTTTTCGCACGCTGTGTCATAGGCCACATCGGCATCGGAGATGTACTCGATGTGACGAATCACGCCGTTGTAGACCTCTGCCACTTCTTCGTCGGCAGAATCATCAGCGGGGATGACTTTGGGCTGCGGACGGTTCTGGCGCTGCTCGTTGGTAACCTGATGGACGTGCTGTGGCAGCTTGTTGATGGTCAAGCAGGGGCGTGCATTGATCGTTTGACCCTGCACCGCGCCACGGGTTGCCAGCACATCGGCGGGCCACTGCCACTGGTTGTCTGGGGACGCTGCAAAAAACCGCAAATCGTCAAGTTCATCTTCACGCGACTCGGACAACGCCGAGATTGCTTGGTCCAGTCGTGATCGTGCTGTGGCAAGAACGTCAGAGTCGCTCTTGTCCTTGGTCGAACCGCCATTGGCGACTGCTCCAGCAGCCGCGATTCCTGTTGGATCACTCATGTTCCAAAACTCCTAAAATGTGGGGTTCGCGCATGACAATATAGTCCTTGCCATCGTGTTTGAATTCTTGACCCACGCCAAAGTATACGTGGTCGCCCACCTTTACGTCCACACAATCGGGACCAATGGCAACAACGATGCCAGTCTCACATTTGTCGCCGGGAGGGAGGACAAACAGTTCATGTTTCTCAACATCCGGCTCGATGATGGCGCAGTTTTGGTTGGCCTTGAGGGTCATTTTTTGCTTTTTGGGGCTGGTTTCTGGGCTTCGCGCTTGACTGAATACGCGATGGCGACGGCTTGTTTGACAGGTTTACCTGCTGCAACTTCGGCTTTTACGTTCGCACGGAACGCATTCTTGCTGGGTGATTTGACGAGTGGCATCACTTCCCCTTTTTCGCTGGTTTGGCCGTCTTGGCAGACTCTTTGAAGTCTTTGGCGGTGGGCGCACCCTTGTCGCCGGGGCTTCTCATCTTCTCTTTTGAGCCAGCGGCAATGCGTGCCTGCTTGGCGTGAATATTGGCATAAAGCCCGGGTTTAGTAGCCATGTCAACTCCCCATCCATGAGTTTGTAACAGCGCCGCCCTGTGCATTACGCCGTTGGATTGTTCGTTCATTGTACTCGCGATGTGCCACAGGGAAAGCGAAGGTCACGGCCAGTGCATCGGCAGCGTCAGGTGACGCCAAACCACGGGCTTTCATCTCCTTTTTCCCCTCCAAGAATATCGTACCAGCCGAGTTGGGCTTCTTGATCGGGCCAACCAGATCGGCTTTCAACTGTCGGTCCTGCGGCAGCGCGGCGGTCTTGAGCCACTCGCGCATCGTGCCCCACATCTCGGCTCGTTTGTTACCCCACATCACGGGGTTTTTGGCCTTCCAGCCAAAGTTCACCCCGCGCACTTTGTACCGCTGCTCGTTGAGCCTGTCAAGTATCCCGTACCCAAGCCCGCCCTCATCGATGGCAGTCAGCGTCGGCTTGAACTCCTCGATCATGTCGATGACGTTGCCCACGGTGGTCATGGTGTCGTCGCCCTTGAACCTGCGGATGGCCAAGATGTCGCGCCCCTGCCGGACCACGATCACCGTGGAGTCCATGCCCCCACGGGCCGGGTCAACGCCGAGCACGATGGGTGCGGTCATGTCTTTGTACTTGGGCCGCTTCATGGCGTCGTCCACCACCGATGGCATGATGAACTGGTCATCACCGCTTTTGGGAAAGTCGCCATACACCTCGACACGCGCTTCATCAGAGTCTTCGCCGTACTCAGCGATGATCTGGTCATAGATCGACTTGTCCGTGCCCTCGACGGTGCGTGCGTCGATCTTCTCGGACTCCCAGAAGTCCCGCTTGTTGCCGTCCACCGACTCGTAAAAGTACCCGGTGTTGCGACGGCCGTTGGAGAATGCGAACCAGTATCGGTCCAAGATGTTCTCGGTAAAGAAGCCCGCAGCCACTGACCAGATGGAATCTGGGATACCCGACGCTTCGTCAAAGATCACCATCATCCCGTCCATGTTATGTACGCCAGCGTACGCATCAGGGTTCTCCTCGCTCCACAGTTTGCCCTCGGCTCCCCAGTAGCGCGTGCCCTTTTTCAGATCACGCTCGACTAGATCGGTCAGCCACGACGCGGGGGCCAGCTTGGTAGCTGACGGTTCCCACCAGTGCGAGTTCATGGCCATCGTGGCCCACTTGGTCAACTCACCCCATGTGACCGTTCTCAACTGTGTCTCGCTGTTGGCCGACACGACCACGCTCGATCCGATGCGAGTGGTCAGCATCCACAGGATCAGCCACGACACGAGGGCTGACTTACCCACACCACGGCCGGACGACACGGCCCGGCGAAGCGCATCGATTAACTCGTCGTTGTTCAGTTTGTTTTTGTTGGCCTTGATGAACTCGGCGATGCGCCTGAGTGCCCGGCGCTGCCATGCGCGTGGTCCTTTGAACTTCTCCAAGGGTGTGTTCTTCTGCCCCCACGGAAAGCAGAACATGACGAAGTTCTCAGGGTCATCCGAAATCTGCGGAGACCAAAGCTGCGTCATCAGCAGTTGCTCCTCCTCTGGCGAGTAAATGGGGCGCTGCATCAGTCAGCTTTCTCGTAGGTCATCTCAAAAATATCGGGCTTGCATGGGTACGTTTCGCCCACGACACCCGTGATGATGTAGTCACCCGGCGTGACGATGTGGCCACCCTCAAGTGTTTTGACCCAACCAAATCCAAGTTGCTCCGGATCATGTGAAAAGAAAGCTGTGACTGCGGGGTGGTCGCCCATCTTGAACCACTGCACGGCCTCAATGATTACGGGCTTTTTACGATACTTCATTCGATCTCCTTTGGTGTCACGTCAATCACCTCACCCTCGATCATGCGCTCACGGGCCGCAGCCAGCGCATTCGTAATCGAGATCGATCCAGCCATCTCAAGCGTCTTGGTCTCGCCGTAGCGTTTCCTGTTCCAAGCCGACATGAGCCACTTGCGAGTGTCGATCTTCAGACGAGATCGCTGCACATCCTCTATGGAGTCCTCGGCATCGGCAATCTGGAGAATCTCACCAGCGATGAACTCGGACCTGTTCTCCTGCGCTTCTTTGAACCGCTCATGGCGCATCGGGTCCCGTTTGATCCAGCGCAAGAACCCCTCGTAGCTGATCTCCCGGTGGTCATCATCAAGCAGCGATGCAAGGGAGCGACCACGGTAAATCTGCTCAATGATCCGCTCGAAGATGTTTTCGTATTGGGCATGGACGAGTTCACGCATCGCTCTAGACGGGGAGAGCGGTTTGGCGTCAGGCACAGAAAGCCACTGGGGCAATTCGAGTTTGTCGAGTTCATCAACTTGGCCGGGTGTGACAACTGCGCCTACAGATAAGGTTTGCCTTGTTTCCATAGTGCTGTGAATCTACCACAGGTTTTGAATTGATGGTGCAGAGAATACAGGAACCCACTGGGTAATGGGTTAATTGAAAAAATAAAAAATTGTTTACGATACCACCGTCGCCGTGACCAGTGGGTCGCGGGACCCCACCCACCCCTCCTGCCAGAAATCCGGTTGCCAGAATCGTGGGCGAATCCGGTGGAGCGGAAAACCCAGACGCGCAGACACACTGGGTAGACGATACGGAGCGCGGGAGACACAAATCCTCTGGGTACTTTTACCCTCTGGGTCTAGGTCTCTGGGGCTTTTGGTACTGCGACAAGTGTGACAAGGTGGCGCAAACCTTCTGGGTCTCAGACAATCCCTCTGGGTCTCAGAATCAAGGGGAAAAGGCCCACTGGGTAGACGAAAAGAGACGTTTAATCGTTTCCACTGGGTTTTTAAGGGCAAGTGTGACAAGTGGTCTCCGCGCAGGAGGCGAAAATTTACGACTTTTTTAAATAGCACAAAAAATCAAGAATCTCAGAATCTCTATACCCCTTGTCAGTCACACTTGTCACAGTCTCCCGTAATTCATTACCCATAGGGTTTCCCTATTAGAAACCTAGACGCAGTAGAAACAATTTACCCAGAGGGTATTGACAGACTGTAAAAAGCTGATACACTGGGTTTCTTTTAACTGTAAGGAGTAACTGTAATGCGACACACAAACCACAAACTGACTTATGTAGACTTTTACCCAGAGGGCCTGCGAGACGAGCGCGAGCCGTCGTCTCTGTCGATTGTCGCAGGAGCCGCGCTCTGTGCTCTTGCGCTCTACTGTGTGACTATTTTTCTTTTTTCACTGTAAGGAGTAACTGTAATGACAAACGACGAAGCACTAAAAAACCACTGTCAATCTATCGCAGACACACTGTCGCGAGGGTTTGACGACGAGGAAAACGAAGACGGAGAAACGCTCTCTGCGTTTGACTATTTGCAAGACGCGCTAGACATAGAGTATGTCGTCAATTCAAAAGGCGAATATTTGGGAGCGCGTGTACTGGTGGCGTTTGGGGGTCCAACTATTTGGATTGACACGCGCAGGGGACGTGTAGACGGCTACTGGTGGAGCGAGAGCGCGTCTGCGTCGTTTCGTGACGAGATGGGTCTAGACGACGCCTTGTCGGAATTGTGGAATTGTCGTTAAACGTAAGGAGTAGATGCTATGACAAAAGAGATATTTTTTGTAGAGGTTACCGATACCTATGGAGGCGAGGCGAATTATTCTTGGGTACATCGGTTTAAGGTACACGCCACCTCATTTCGAGGTGCTATCGGAAAAGTATCGCGGGAGATGGGTCTCTCATTTCGCAAAGACTATGACACGGGAGATATTGCACGCTATAACGCGCAGAGAGTGTGTATCTGTGCTTTTGTCTCTGGGTACGAAGACGAAGCAGAGCGTTTTTTTGTCAAATCACTGTAAGGAGTAAACGTAATGGAAACTGTAACCCTTGAATTGTTCAAATTTGATGAATTGACAGACGAGGCAAAAGAAAAGGCGCGGGACTGGTGGAGGTCTACTGCGTTTGATTTTGCATGGAATGACGAATCACGCGAGAGCATAGAGGCGTTTGTCTCGCATTTCGGAGCGCGTCTGGTTTCTTTTGGCGTCGCGCCTTACGAATCCCCAGACTATAGCGCGGAGTATTTCAATTCGCATTTTCGAGGTATGAAGCTGCGCGACTTTAAGCGCGACTTTATGCCCACTGGGTATTGTCTAGACTGTACCCTCTGGGAGACTTTTTACGACAATTTCAAATTAAGCGGAAACGCAAAAGCCGCGTTTGATTTGGCATTGTGGGAGGGCTTTAAAGAATGGCGCGACGAGATGGAGCATCAGTTAAGCGACGAGTACATAAACGACACGCTCACAATAAACGAATATTCTTTTTTAGACGACGGGACAAGGTGGAGCAAATGAGAGCATACATAAACGCAAGAAATACACGCGAAGACGGGACAAGAGACACTTTTTACACGCTCTCTGTTGAAGTAAAAGAAAAGCCGCTCTGGTGGCAAGAGCGCAGATTGTCTTTTACTGCGTCTGAGTACGGGAGCCGCATTCCGACGCGCTATCTCGTCAAATTTAACGACAAGTGGAGGCGCGTCTACTGTCGCATCTACTCAAATAACGGCTCGCTCTACATAGGGAAATTGTCCCCAGTGGGTGAAAATCTTTTTGTAAATTTGGAGATTGAAAATGCTTAATATTTTGACGACAGAGGAGCGCGAGCGCCTCGCATACGCAGAGGGATACACGGAGACTGCTAACCTTTTGGCGCAGTTAGACGATACGGAGCGCGAGCGCGACGACTTGTCGGAGGAG